TTTGGTAATTCTTTTCCAACATAATCTATGAATTTTGTAGTATTTGAGATGTTGTTTATATACTCTTTCAACAAATTCTTTTGAGAATCATCTAAATTTGTGTATTTTTTGTTGAAAGTTTCTACTAGAATCTTATAGGTAAGTAATCGTAGGTCTTTGTCTTGTTGTTTATAGGTTTCAATCAACTTCTTATCTTCCGTTGGTTGCGCTTTTATAGCGGGCTTTGAAGTGATATTTTCAATTAGGGTAATTTTAGAATTAAAGATATCTTTAATATCATATCCTTCTGCTCTTTTAGATTCAAATACTTTGTATATAGAAGCTAGTACTTTATAGTTAGAAATAGGGGATGATAGGAATTGTTCAATTTCAAATTTTGCCGAAATTTCTTTAATAAGATTAAATTTTTCTTTAGAAAGTGTATTCTGGTTTAATTTAGCATGTGCATCACATACGGTTTCCACCAATCTATCTGCTTTTGTTTCAGAATTATATTTTTCTTTTAATAATATATCATAAAGGCGTAATTCTTTATTTAACTCCGTATTTGGAGCAAAGAACTCTTTTACGATTTTTTTAGCGTTTTCAGTCTTATCGCCGTTAAGAACTTCCAATGTTATTTGTCTTACTAAAAGCTCAAATAACACTCCAGTATTCTTAAACTTGGAATGTTTAATTTTTTTCATTTACTTACCCTATATTTGTTCTACCCTATAAACTAACACATATAAATATAAACAAATTAATGTTTATTAAATTTTTGTATCGTCTAATAGATTTTTTTCATCAAGCATACCCGATTTTTCATTTAAAACCGTCTTTTTTGATGAAATTCCGTTTATATATTCTCTTGCTAACTTCTTAGCATTTGTATTTAAGTTCCTATCATCTCTTTTTCTCTCCTTGTGGTTTTCCTTATCTCCCAACGGGTCTCTACCGTATGGATGTTTATCTTTACCATAAGTGTTCCCTTCTCTAGGTCTACCAACTCCTCTATTTAATTCGATTTCAGTTTTTAGTTTACTGATTTCTTCTTCTACGTTTGTTTGTTCTGGTGGATTTGCCGGGTCCTGTCCTTGTTGTTCAATTGATGTCTGTCTGAAACGGTCTTTGAGGTCTAATATTACTTTTGCTCTTTCAACATCCATTTCATCCTGGCTCATACCAAATATATTATGGTACGCCCAATCAGATGATAACATATTAAGTGCTTTCGCATCACTTGCTAATCTAACTTTTTCAGACCACAAATTAACTTTTTCTTGTTCGTAAATTGTAGAAGCGTTAGTTAAACTTAATTCAAAGTTTGTCATTTCTGAATCTTCAATACCTTGAGATGCCAAATGAACAACTGCAATTTTTGCTAATTCACTAACAACTGTACGTTGAATTCTTTCGATAGTTCTTGCAAAACGAACATCTTCTGCAGCCAATGTAGCTTTACCATTAACGTTCTCATCGTAAGATAAGTAAGCCTTTGGTACTCTTAATGCTGCGAATAACTTATGTTTTAAATAATCAATATCTTCAATTGCCGCATATTCTAATCCGCTAAGGTTATCAATAGTTGTACCACTATCACTACCACGAACAGGTAAGAAGAAATCTTCCGTAAGGTTTTGAATATTGTATTTTAAATTATAATCACCTGTGTTTTTATCAACAAATGGAGTTTTCTTCATTTTATTGATAATTTTTTGCATATAGTTATCTACTTCTGTTGGTGGAATATTACCGATATCTATTTTAAATATTCTTTTTTCAGGTGCTCTCATAATACGATGGATTAACATCGCATCTTCCATTAAAGATAATTGTTTCCAAATTCTTCTTGCACCTTCAATCATTCCTTTACCATATGGAAGGAAGTTAGTATCTGATAACATTCTAAAGTGAGCCATTTCATACTGCTCATATTCTTTCTTACCAAAACGGTCTAATTCAACTTTATACTTTACATAATCAGGATTATTTGGGTCAGTACCCTCTAATCTTTCTACATTATATACAGAGTGTGGTGCTACATTAATAATACCTCTACCAGGCATAATTTCTAATGCAATAAAAGCATCTCCATATTTTACAAGGTTTCTAATCCAAGGCCATAGGTTAAATTCTATGTTCATTATATCGTAGAATAAATTATGAAGTATTTCTCTTACATTTTCATTCGTTGATTTAATTTGAATTACATCGCCATACTCATTCTTTGTGGTACTCTCATCCGCATATATATCTAATGCCGAAGATATGATAGGGTCTTGGTCCATAGCATCATAATCTCTAAAAAGTTCTCTACGAACTTGATGATATGCCATTGATTGTGCACCCTGTGTGGTTTCGTAATAAGACCTTTGTAATTTAGTATATCTATCTCTGAGGTTTACAAAGTTTGTATTATGTTGACGGTCTTCAACATCCACAACTTTACGTCTACCATCTTTATCAACGGTTACGATTGCATTAGTTGAGAATAGTTTTTTAAGCCTCCCAAAGAAACTCCTATCGTCTTGAAATTGTTCTGCCATAATTTATTTTACCATTTTCTACAAGACCAATATCTTGCTTTTGTTCTAGGACCTGGATTATCACAATTGTGTCTTGCTCTAAAATTAGCCCTTTTACCTGGATTATTTTTCTTAATCTTTACTCCTTTCTGACCAAAGTTTACTTTAATAACTTTACCAGTTGTAGGATTTTTAACATATACCTTAAATTTCTTTACATCACCTGCCATTGGTTTACCCAACTTAACCTCTCTACCTTGATATTCCGCTTCATAAACACAATTACATCCAGCTTCATCTAATGATTGTGAGTAAGATTTAAGATAATTTATAAAATCATCCATATCTTCTTGCTCTACATCCAATTCATCATAATCATCAATTGGATTATCCGCTGGCTGGTCTCCTTTAGAATATGCCTTATCTACATATTCATCTTCTTTTAGGATATTTGTTAATTTAATCATTTTGGTTTGTTTTTGTATTTTGACATATACCATAAATATCACTATTTGTCAAAACACTACATTTTTATAACCATTGTGATAGGTCTTCAAAATCATCACCAATCCTCATTTTCCAAGGATTATCATCTCTATCAGCAGGTCCATATACACCGGCATGCTGCATGTTAGATGAAATTCCACCAATCGCTCTCTTTGTAAGGTCAATTCCTTCCTGTCTTAAACGAAGTGCAGTATCTCTAACCCACAATCCAATACAAAATGCCATTGTTAAATCATCGTTATAACCCTTCATAGCTTCCGCTCTACCGTTCATAAAGATAAATGTAAATAATTCATCTATCAAACGATTGGAACGAACTACAACTGCTTTTTCTCTAAAATATTCATCTAATTTAGATACAATCAATGGTCTGGTCTTCGAAGTTGTTGAGAATCCGGCTACCATCTGTCTTTCATCGGCTCTATATTTGTTTCTCATTTGGTGTTCAATATCAACATACTTTAAATCCTTACTCATATAGAATAAGTTTTTATATGCTCTATCAATTACCTGCTGAATACAAGCCCAACCAATGTTTGCGTTCTCTATTACAAGTAAAGCATCATTATATTGTGTAGATAATTCAACTAAAAAGTTTCCAAAATCTTTTGTATCAACCTTACCTCTATATTCTGCAACCTGTGTACAAGTATTTATTTCCATAACATGAGCGGCTGAATAATCCGAACCATCACCTCTGGCCACATCGGCGATTACCATATAAGAACCACCGGCAGTTGGATATTCCCATCTCCAAAGGTTTCCATCAAACCCTGTTTTTTCCATTGGGTCTTGACAAAATGATTCTTTATAAAACATTAACAACTCTGGATCGATTACTGTATCACCCGAAGATACGAAGTCACAATCGCATTCCTGTGCCGCTTTCTTTGCACCTAATAATTTCTCTTGTTCATCTCTCCATTGTTGTCCTCTTTCAGGATGTACAGTCCAATGCAATCTAATTGTATTAAACGGATTAGTACCTTCTTCTGCATTTAACCAAGTTTTGTGAAACCAGTTACCCACACCATTAGGAGTAGAAAGTGCAATACAACTACCACCCGTTGATAGTGTTGATTGTGCCGCTACCCAAATCTCATCGATATCATCAATGAAAGCAGCCTCATCAAATATAAGAAGTGATAATGCTTCCGAACGTCCTGCATCAGGAGAAGAAGCAATCGCTTTAATTTGAGAACCATTATGTAAACGAAGGGAAAGTTTATTATCTTCCAAAGAACCACCTTTTAACCAACTAGGAAGTAATTCATGCATTACTCTTACCTTTGTTACTAAGTTCTTTGCTACATCTTGCTTTGTTGCAATAACCAATACGTTGAAATCGGTATTGAATAACATTTTCCAAAGTGCATATCCCGCAGATAAAGTTGATATACCAGTTTGACGTGATTTTAGGACTATATTAAATCTATTTCCTGCAAATTGCGTTAATGTACTTTCCTGAAATGGGAAAAGGTGAAAAGGTATCTTACCTCTCACCGGGTGTTGAATCATACAATACTTTTTCATAAAGTGTATCGGGTCAGTTGCACACTTTTTGTATTCTTCAGCGATAATCTCTTTTAAAGATTTCTTTTGTGTTATTCCAGTTCCAGCCATATTAATCAATAGGAGGTTTTACTAAATCGTAACCCTTATCTTTTAATTTATCCCAAGCCTCATTTCTTAATTGTACTGCCTGTTGGATTTCTCCTTCAAATTTTGTAATATCTGCAAGTATTTCTGCTTTAAGTTCATTAACATCCCTTTCCATACTCCACTTTTCAAGCTTGCCATCTTCTTGTACAACTTCATATTCTTGTTTAGCATCATTATAAGCCTGTTTAAATTGTGATATCACATCCTTACCATAAGAAATCATATTATTATATACCTTATAATCTTCGTATGCTTCCCACAACCCATCTACTTTAATACGAGTCTCTCGTTTAGCCAAACACTCCGTGCAATATCCTGTTTTTGATACTAGCTTTTTATCAATTCTACCTAATTTAATTGTTTTACAATCATCGGCTTTGCAACTATTTAATCTATCTAAATACGCTCTCGTTTCAGCCATTATATCACCCAATTCGGATACTTCTATTTTACCAGCCTCATATTGCTCCCAAGATTTACCATTTTCATCTGTCCATCTTTCGCCAACCTTTCTTTTTACTTGTTGTTTATCTGCTCCTGAAAATGATATCTGTGTGTTCTTTTCATATTCACCACCAGTCAATACCATATCCACCAACTTTCTACGTGTTGGATGCATAAACTTTTTATTGAATTCCCTTGTCATATTACTTACAATATATTTGTATATATAAGTATATCAAAATTCAAAAAACGATTAACTATCGAAGAAAATTCCTAAAATTTGATTTAGGGGTGCGAATGCACCAGTTAATTTGTAAGTGTTACCACCATATACAAATACAATACCTTCGTTTGGTACAATTTTATCAAATCCACCTAATGCGTTTAAACGTTGTAGTTCCAATTTAAGTTTTTCAATCTTTTTAGGGTCACCACTTGCTTTTACTTGTTGAATTGTAGATTCCAAACGTGCTACCATTTGTCTTTTGGCACTATCAGGATTTGCGGTAAGTACTGAACTCATAAATGATAATACATCCGCACCAACTCCTAAAAATATCTCCTCAAATCTCATTAGATTCTGCTTTGATATCTTTTGTTGGTCTTGTTTATCAGTTTGCTCAGCCCAAGCTTTTAATTTAGTATCTTGTATTGTGTTAATACGGAAACTCTTATCACCAAAAGCCCATCTCTTAACCAATCCTATTTTTTCTTGTGTATCTAATTTTTTTGCATTCTTCTCAACAAACTTAGTCCACCATGCTTGATGATAATCTGCTACTCCATCGGAATCACTTAATGCAAATTCAGATTGTAGTTTACTAATCATAGAAATATACTTTCCTTGTAATTTAGAAAGATGTTCTGATTTAGGTAACTTATTCATCGGTGGGCCTTGAATTGTGTATTTAGATTGTACGTGCGCATTTACTTGCTTAATCATACCACCCAATATACTTGCCGCTTGTTGATTCTCACCTACAATAGTACCATCTACATCGTAATCAAAAGTACCATGAAACACTAATAGCGGTTGATTGTAGGGGATTACATTTACGGAGGTTGGGTATATTACTTCCAAATTCATAAACGAACTACCATCCTTAAATATCTTCTTACGTTGAGGTTCGGATAGGGCTGCTATTGCTTTTGATAGGTCTTGCATAGCGAAATTATAAGCATCTGTCAATCCACCTCTACCGGCAAACTTATCTGCTACCTGTCCTATTGTCATCGCACCAGCTCCTTTGTTTTTTAGATGTGATTTGTTACGAGCTGCAACTAATCTACCGTTTACCCAACTAACTGCTAATGCTTGTCCATCGGTCTTCTCTCTTGCTAATTCCAAATCACCATTCAATGCTCTTACCACAATTTGTTTAAGGTCTGCAAATGTTAAACCCATTTCAATATCAAATGGATGTGCCATATGACCATATGCACCACCTTCTAATAATAAACCCTCATTTACTGGATTTTCTATTTTATCTAATTTGGTATAATATTTAGGGTCTTCGTATAAATGGTCTAATGCAATTTCCTTTGCTATGTTTGTATCAGTTGTATGTTCTCGTTCAATTGCATACCCTTTTATAAATTCTTGCTTTATACCAGGTAATAAATTTCTATAATCATAATAATCACCTGCCCATTTTTTAGCAATATCAATAAGTGTCATACCTTCGGCTTTACCACCAGGTATTTTATCTTCTTTTACTTTTTCGTATTCCTCACTACCATCTTTATCCAATTTAGATTTTAATTTCTTAACATCTTTTGAATTTGGTGCTCCATTGATATACCCACCAGGTAAACTCAAACCAACACCAGCACCACCAGGTAATCCCATTTCACTCATTATTTCTTGCTCTAACTCATTTATAATTTCATTAATATCATCTTTTGAAATTATTTGTGGTTTTTGATTTTTAGGAAGTTCCCAAAATCTTTTAGGTTTTTGTTCTGGATTTGTTCTATATACTTCTTCCCAATCCTCTACTTTATGTGGGTCATCTGCCGGATTCAATGTACTTTGAACTACATTCTTCAATTTATAATATGCTTTTCTGAATTGAGTTTCCGTATCTTTTGATTTACCTTTACCTCTCATATCATCGGCTTTAGGAGTATCTAATTGAGTATATCCACCTTGCTTATACCAATTTTCAGGTTTATTTGTATTTAATATTCTCGGTTGTCCATCTGCTACAAATGAAGTATCAGGTTCATCTCCGGCTTGCATACCAGCATTAGATGCCGCTTCTTTTAGTTCTTCTTTTTTAGGAATTCTAAATGTTACAGCTTTTTTACCATTAATAGTTGGCATTCCCCACTCATCAGTTCCTATATTTTTAACAACTACTTTTTTGTTTTTAAATTTACCCATTAATAAAGTATCACCAACTTTTACGTTTAATTTGATTTCTTCGTTAATATATTCTTTAAGTGACTTAAGTTTGAGAGTAATTAATTTGAATACCTGGTCATCAAATTTAGGATATGCTTTTATAAATCCTTTCTTTCTATCAGCAGCATTTCCTGCACTTAACCAATAACGAACATCTGTGCCACTAATTGGATTTGGTTGAGCAGGTGCTGCATAAACGTATCCTCTATCTAAATACCCAGTATCTACTTTACCCTTATATGCTTTAAAATATTTACCACTTAAACGTGATGAATCTTTTTCACCTACCACCGTTATAAACCCAGTGGTATCTGAATCAAATTTGTTAAGTATTTCTTCTGGAGCATAAGGATTACGAATATTCACAATTTTGTTTGATGGAATACCAAACATCGTTGTCATTATTACTTTCTTTTCCTTAAAATTAAATGGAGATTTCTTTGAATCGGTGGTATTAGAAGTTCCGATATATACATTATCTTTTCCAAACTTCTTAACCAAATGGTCATACGTTGCGTAGTGACCTTTATGAAATGGTTGAAAGCGGCCTGAGTAGACAACAACTACTTTGTCTATTCCTGCCGCTTCTCCCAATATTGTTTCTACTAAAAATTTTTCTAATCCTTTCATATAGTTTTCTTACTATATAAATATTGAGATTATTGTTTTAGTACAATCTTATTTACTAGCTGATTCAGTTTGTTGAATTCTGCTTGGTGCACCTGGTTGATAAATAACAGTTCCTTGTTCTAAATCGATTTGGTGTCTAGGGTATTTTTCTTCTAAAGAATCAACCACACCTTTTAACTCTCTACTCTTATCTTTAAAAGTATCCTCTGCTTTTTCAAGAATTTCATCTAATCTAACTAGTTCTGAATTTAATTCTTTTTTTCTAATATAGATTTGTCCGAAATCATTTATTAAAGCTGATAAATCACCATTTAATGATTTAATTTTATCAACTACTTCTGCTTCTAACTTTACAGTTTCTAAATCAATAGACTGCTTTTGTGGAATTTTATCTAATTCTGCCATAAACTTTTTGTTTTATTTTTGTATATATAAGTATATTATTTTTTATTTTTTAAAATGTTAGTGGTACTAAACCCTTCGATTTTATTGAAAAATTCTATTTTTGGAATATATTCTACTCCTATTATTTCGTCATATTTGTAATCGTTACCAATAACCATAACATCAGGTCCCCATTCTTTGATTCTTTCTATCAATTCCGCATCGGAACTAAACGATACAACACTATGTACACTTTTTATATTTGATAAAAATTCAATTCTATCGTTTAGGTTGTTATATGGTCTATTTTCTCCCTTTTTGGATTTTACTCTTTCATCCGTATCAATACCAACTCTTACTTCTCCAAATGTTTTCGCAAATTCCAATAAACGTAGATGTCCAACATGAAGTATATCAAATGTACCATTTACCCAAACCTTATTCATTATAAAAATTTTTCCAATTCTTTAATTACCATTTGTCCTGTAATATATTTAGTACATTCAAATTGTCTATGTGTACCTTTATGGTCTGGACACCAGTTCCAATCCCCTGCATTCAATCTGATTCTATTGAAACAACCTTCACATTTCCCTTCAGGTGAACCTATTCGTACACAATCTTGCATTTCAGCCCATTTATAAGAAAATCCACTTACCAAAACGGTTGGTACTTCTAATGCCCAACTTAACCAACTTAATCCACTACCAATTCCAATAAATGCGTTTGAACGTTTTAATTCTTCCATTACATTTTCAATTGGACCGTTTGGATGATGAATGATTCCTTTTGGAAGCTTATTACCCATATAATCATCACCTTCTTTTGATATAAGTCTTACGGTGTATCCTTTAACATTTAACCAATCAACAACTTCTTGCCATCCGGTTGGATTATTCCAAAATTTAGATTGTGCAGTTCCAAATACGCCAATACATACTTGTTTTTCTTTTTGTAATGTTTTAACTTTTTTTAGTTTTGGCTTTACTTCAACATATTCCAATCCTAATATGTCAGAACACATTTGTTGTAATGTTACCGCTTTTGGGTCAATAGGATTTTTAAAAAAGTTTACCGAACTATCTTCATTATAAAATAATCCGATTGTGTGCATGGAATATAAGTTTTCTACATTTGTTCCTGGTTTTACGAATTGTAGTTCTGGATATTGTGTTTCAAACATATCGTTCATAAATGTGGAAACTATTACCTTACATTTATGCTTTTTTCTAAATTCATCAACATATGGAAACCATGCTAAAGAATCTCCTAATGCTTTTGAATCTAATGCAATATAAACTCTTTTATCCTTTGCATCGTATGTATGTTCAAACCATAATTTTCCATTTTCAAATATTTCAATTTTCCATTCTACAAAATATTCAATACTACATCTTGCCCAACAATTATTTGTAATTTCTGATGTGAAGTGAACTTTATTAGTTTTATTATCAATAAATTTTATAAGATAATTTGATACTTTCGGTCCTTTTATTTCTACAAAGGGGCCCCTAACAAAATGAAATAATACTCTGTTTTGTACTTCTACTTTATTATTTTTATTCTTTTTTAAATTATTATAAATCATTAGTCCCAAGTTTTTATTGTTTCATCAAGTAATGAATATCCTTCAACTTGCTTACTATACACTTTATTAGTAGTGTATCTTAATTCTTGATGGTGATAGAATATGTGGTTAAACCAAAGGTCACCAACATCCCATTCACAATCTTTTATTCTTTGATTCCACCATTCTCTATCGGTATTCCTTAACAAATAACAATGTGCCAAATCTTGATTATGAGCGGTTTTACTAAAATCCTCATCCACTACTTCTTTATATTGACTTAAGTTATTTGCCAATCCAATATAGTAAACGTTATTCTTTTCTGCTATATCACATGCTTTATATACTATATCAACAAATTCTTCAACGGTTGAATAAATAAAACCATCTGCTTCAAACACTAATGTATAATCGTAATCTCTATTTAAATTTTCAACTGCCATTTTATGTGCCAAATAGCAACCATAATGTCTTCCAGTAATCCAACCCAAACCAGCTCCAGGATATAATTCTCCAGGTTTATTATCTTTACTTAAATGGTCAGGTCTTCTACAATGTTCTTTTGGTGCAAAATCTTCATAAACTTCATTTACAATTGGAACATAGTCCATTCCATAACTTTCCAATTGACGAATAGATTTCATACTAAATCGTTCTCTATCGTTGTATGGGGTTGTTAGTAAATGTTTTATTTGTATTCTTGGCTTTTCTGAAAATCCTTCTTTAAATTCAGGTTTTAGATTTTCTATAAGAATTTGTTTAGTTGCATTTGTATCATCGGTTATATATGTAACCAACGGATTGGCATCATATGTATCCAAATATGTATATAATTTTCTAAAGATGCATTTCATTTTAAAAGATAATGCTTCTTTTATAGAAAGAGGATTTAGTTCTAATATTGATGAAAAATAAAAAAGGTCACATGCCGCATAAAACGTATCAACATCATCACGCTCTCCCCAAACAATACAATTATCTGGTTTGTTTTTCATCAATGGTGACCAATATGTTTCGTAATTCATAGCCTGATTACCTACGAAATGAAATTTAATTTTATACTTTTGTAATTTTCTTGCTATTTCAAATATTTCCGCTTGGTTTTTTCCAGGCGAAAATAGCCCAACCATTAAAACATGTTTGTAATCTTTTTCTAATCCCAATTCTATTTGAGATTCCTCTTTATTAAATGAATATTCTTCTATTGGATATTCCCAAGTAGTTAATTCAACACCAAGATTAGATTCTTCAAATTTCTTTTTACTCCATTCCGATACCAACACATATCTATCTGGTTGATATACTATATCCGAAGGATTTGTAAACGAACCATGTGTTGTTGCAACAATATTATATTTTCTTTTATTATCAAATATTATATCCAACACATATTCTGGAAGGTCAAACTGCGGTATCTCCTGAAAATGTATTATATCAGGATTAAAATTTTGAATTACATCTATAATTTTAGATTTATCTTCTCCCAATGTATGAACGGGTACTAAACTTTTAATACGATTTTTTTGTACCACAAATGCAGTACCACCACTATTGTTTATTTCAACAACTTCAATTTGAAAATCAGATAAAAAATGCTTTATCTGTTTATAGGTATATTGTGGTTGTCCACCCGTAGAAAGGTGCGGACATATGTAAAGTAACTTCTTTTTTTGCATTATGTAAATATACGAAAAAAACTTGAATTTTCCAAATTTAATCCATCACTACGGGATTCGTCATATGTTCTACGAAAGTTAATCCCAAGTGTTCACATAGTTTTTCTGCCAAAAAATAGTTATCCATACCCCAATTATTCAAAATGTTAGCAGGTACTTTCCATTCTCCACTTGAAATAAAAGAATCTGGTTCGGCTACTGAATTTTGTGAATTTCTATATCTCAATTCGTATCTAACAGTACACGCATCTCTACCTAAATCGTAGTTCAAAATGTTACAATATAGTCTATTTATTGTATTCCCTAATAGATTAATTTCTTGTATTTTAGTTTTTAACATCTTTTTTTGTTTTCTATAAATATAAACTATTCAGATACTTCAAACGTAACCGTACCATCATTTAAATCAATTTCCGCATTTTTATACTTTCTTTGAAGGTCTGATAATACATTCTCTAATTGAAGACTTTGGTTATCCAACTTATCTTCTATTTGTTTTTTTATTTCAAGTATTCTTTTAGATTCTAATTCTAGCTCTCTGCTTCTTACAGAAAGTTGTCCTAAATCAAAGATATAACCATTTACATCACTTTGAATGTTTTTGATATTATCTATAATATCTTCTGCTATTTTTTCGGTTTTTGTTGCCATATGATTGTTTATATATAAATATATATGTTTTAAATTATTCAAAAATTGCAGAAGCACATCCTCTACAAATCGTTTCATATGAGTTTTCAACCATTTTAACATGCTCATCAGTTCCCCAAAAATCTCTCAATTCCTGCGTTTTAAAATCCCCAAACTGCATTTCCATTTCATAATCATTACAACAAAGGAACGCTTTTCCACTTGCATTTACATGAACCCACCCAATAGGTCTACCACCAACCTCTCTACCATTTCCACACCCAATCACTTTTTTATCAGCAACATTTCTTTTCAAATTTCTTTCTATTGCAGGTTTGTTACTCATTACTTCATCCAGTAGTCCAGCTCTATCAATAAGATATGGTACTGTAAAAATATTCACACCTGGAAATAATTCTTTCGCTTTTTTCTCTTGCTGAACTAACTCTCCATTTTGTACATCTAAGTCAATATCCTGTGGGAATTGTGGACCTTTTTGTAACCAACCGCCTTTCTCAACAAATGATAATTCATGCGAACCATTTATTTGAATTGAGAATGCTTTTCGTTTTACCATTTCTGGTAATTGTTCTACTGCATATTTTATATTAGATATTAGTTTATCAAATTGCTTTATATTAATACCACTTCTCTTACTCCAAGTATCCGCATCAAATGCAGGTGTATTTAGGCAGATACCACTTAAACAATCTTGATACTCTTTTAGTATATCAACTCTTTCCGGTGTTAGTGGTATTCCATTTGAAAGTACCATCGTTACTAATTTATACTTTCTACATATTTTAAGTATTTCTTCAAAGTGCGGATATAAAAGAACTTCGTTATAATGCGCTGTGTAAAATCCATTAAATGCTTTTGATACTAGTCCATCTGGTCTTTCTCTTTCATCGATAAGATTTTTAATTATCTTTTCAAATAGTTCAGGACTCATTACTTCTTTACCGTGGTCAGGATTTCCTTTATATCTTACTGGGCAAAACCAACATTTAGCATTACAAACTCCATATGGGTCTATTTGTAAGTTTGTTATTTTATAATCATTAAATTGAGTTTGAACTAAACTCATTTTTGGGTGTTCAATTAATATAGATGTTTTTGCGGTTTCACAAATTTCTTTCCAATAATATGAAGAAGCAAACTTATCACTTATATCTAACTTCGCATTATAAGGAAGTTTATCCGTGTATGCCCCTTTATAAAATAAACCTTTAGCATACGAATGTACATGAGTTGAATCTGCCACAACTCCTGCATTATGTAGTATAGGATATTTTTCTACTTCCGAAATATCACCAGTTACCCAACCAAAATCCAATCGTTCATCTACTATTGTTTCATGTCCCGCTAACCAAGCATTCCAAAGTAAACTCCACATACCCGCAGTCCATTTTTGTATTGGATAATCGTATTCAGTTTTTTTAACATGCAAATGTTCAGTATCACAAAAATATTTATATAAATTTATACTATCAGTTTCTACTTTATCCCAAAATTCATATGTAGTGTTTTTAACAATATATTGCGCTCCACCTGAATTATTATTTAGTAGCTTTGGTATTAGTGGGTCTATTCCAACTATTTCACACATTTTTTTATATGTATGGTCACCTTTACCGATTATATAATCATAATTTATATAAAATTTAGTATTAGATAAGTACCAACTATTACCTTTTATCATATCATCAAATTTCGGTGGTTTTGTTAAAACTATATCCGAATCATGTAAAAATAAAACATCATCTTGAATTTCTGGCCTTGCAACAATATGTTGCTTCATTAAATTAAAATAAATAGATGGTTGATAACCTTTATCGTTTCTAGTATCATTATAAAAGAAAAATCGTATAG